CTGGAAGGTCGCTAAAGACATGGCCTTGTGGGGCCCAGTACAGTTTATCAAGTACGTTAAGTACTGGACTGTCTGGCCCATGGCCCACTATCTGAAGCAGGAGATGCCCCGGATTCCCGAGGGCTACCCTACTGGTTTCCCCATGCTTTTTCATGGCGGAGCCAGACGATACCTACGTGATCTCGTTAACCAATACCGACCGAACGGACGTCCAAAGAAGACGACCGAACGTTTGGTGTGGAATTGGCTACAAGCAGTTAAAAGAGCCGCCGCTGAGGTGGGTCCCGAGATGATTTTATCATCGATGACGGACCACCGTCAGAAAATGATCTCAACTCCTCTACCAGATATCTGGTCGACGGAGAGTGAGAGAGACGGGCTCTATAAAAAAGTTTTTAAAAACATCCGTGTTGACATGGATCTACGCGACCCATCACAAAATGCTGCCTTCCCAAAACAACTCCGAGGGGTGAAATTGGGGGGGAGGGCTAAAGGTGGTGGAAAACAGATCATTCGAGAAACACTCCTCACTCGCGGGTGGGGCTCGGATGATCTGCTAAAGATGGTTGAAACCAAACCAGGTAAGATCGAACCAATCAGTGGGGTGGCTACGCCTACCCTCACCGAAGTCCGTTCTCTCCTGAAGTCGGAGCCGATCGATGTGCAGGTGTTACCAATCACAGAGCCGTTAAAGGTTCGACTGATTACAAAAGGTAACGCACTACGATACTGGTACGCTGGTTTTATGCAGAGAGCTATGTTCCAACAGCTCCGCAAATTCCCACAATTCGCTCTAATTGGTGAGCCTGTGGGGATCTTCCATCTGGTTGGACTCCTCAATCGAGAACAAGCTCTCGGGCTTGACTTCCCGAACTGGAACTCTGGTGATTATTCCGGCGCAACGGATGGCCAGGACATCGGCTCGACACGTCATGCGTTCGAAACCTGCCTTTGGGAGGCGGGTCTCAAGAACAAATGGACAAACGGCGAAGCCGATGAACTTAGAAAGGTCATCTACGAGCAGGATATCAACTATCCCAGGGATTCTGGTTTGGATCCAGTTAAACAACAAAACGGACAACTAATGGGGTCGGTACTTTCTTTCCCGATCCTAAGCGCCGTTAATCTCGTTTGTTACTGGAGGGCACTCAACAGATATCTGGAGGCCCGAGGTAAACCGGGGGTGGAGAGACTTAGAGATTTGCCAGTGTTGGTGAACGGGGATGACATCCTATTCCGTAGCGATCCGGAGCTTTATGGGCTCTGGAAACAGGAGATTGGTCTTTCGACCTTTACTCTGTCGCCGGGTAAGAACTACGTGCATCCTACGATCCTGACTATTAACTCGGTCTGTTTCGAACACAAAGGGGGGTTCGACTTTGTCGTTGTGCCTTTCATGAACAATGGGCTGCTCATCAATCGTATGGGCACCTCACGTGACACGCAAAAAGCACTTCCAATTTGGGAGCACCACAATATGGTGCTCTTTGGCGCGATGAATCAGATTCGTGCGCATCAGAGGTTTATTCATTATCATCGTAAGACGATAAAGATCATAACCCGGGATGGCAAGCTGAATCTTTTTCTCCCATTGGAAAGAGGGGGCTGCGGATTTCACGTTCCACATGGCTGGAAACTGAGGGAGGAGAATTACAGTGACGGGATTAATCCCTACATAACTGACTTCCAACGAAAGTTCGCTACTTATGCGAAACAAAGGGTGGCCAACGACCTAAAGAAGGGTCGAAAACCAAAAACTATGGTGTCACTAACGGAGAAACGGGAAGAGTTGGGGGGTAGTATCAGACTACCTCTCTACCACTGTCTCGAGAAAATACCGTTCGGACCACATGAGGAGTGTACCACGCTGTACAATCCCGACAGTCTTGTTGTTAAGGGGGAACTGTTGAACCCTTTTACCGAGATCGAAGAGGACGAAGAGCCCACTCTGAAATATGTTCTGCCAACATGGCCTGAACTTCGGAGTGCCTCGTCTTGTGAGATGTTCACGAGCAAGAAGATTATGTGGTATGGCGAAAAACGCCTTGTATACCAAAACCATCCCACCCCACCCGTCGCCATGAATGCGGCGAGTGAAGAATGGCTGCAGAATAATTCTATGCAGTCATACGAGCTCTAATGAGTTGAGTTTTGCTCACATAGAGGAGTCTTACGGTGCACTGGTGCCCCAGACCGACAATCGTCTGATGACCTCGGTATCCTTCCCCCACTCCGGCGTAAGCCGGAGCAA